GAGTACGTCGCACGGTGTCACAAGCACGTTAAACGCAACAAAACTTCAGTAAAAGGCGTTCATGTTGGACGTGGAAAAAACCGAAAATTGCACATGCCATCATTAACAAAGAAGATAGGTCGTGCTTGGCGAGCTGGTACGAAGGATAGGAAGTGACGTTGAATGCCTACTAAAATGATAACTTCTAACTTTGGAGCAGTCAAATTTGATAGCGGTACTATTCCCGCAGGTAATGGAACTGCACCTCCAGGTTCGATGACTGCGGAATTTTGGGGCGGTCAACTATACGGTACTGGCAAAAATGATGACATCTTTTATTTGCGAGGATCTGGAGATAATGTTTCAGCAGGGACTTTCATTACTTACGACCAACATGATTTGAGAGATTTGCTAGAAAATGGCGAGTGTTTGGCTAATGCAATGATTAATGTCCAACGTATGAAAGAGACTCCACACGTTATCCAATGCTATAACGTACCACCTAATCAGAACATCTATGAAGCCGTTGTAGTAACTAACACGAAACTAAATTTTCAAAATGGCAAGCTGGACGGCACTAACTTGTTTCAATTGTTTAAAGGCGGTTTTGACGCATTACAAGGCAATACAGGAGGAAACAACGGTAACAAATTGGATGCACAAAGAGAAATTCTCTATGCTGAGCGACGTGTTTATGCTCAAGATACTAGTCAACAATTTACTGCACCCGCATCGATGGGTCAAATGGGTGGTTCTGATGGTAGTGCCGTTGCTACCAGGTGGCTAAACAATTGGGTACTTATGGATAGAACTGTATGTGGTGAGGCAGACATGATTATTGGGCCTGAACTGAATATCTACCGTTTTGTGTGGGTTGCTTCTTATGCTCGATCTGGGCAAAATGTTAGCACATCAACTCCAAGTGGCGTAGTTGCTCAAGAATTTGTCGAACGAGATAGTCAAACTCTCATCATTATGCCAGCTTTTGCTATCAATGTCATAGGGGACAAACGTACATTAACCGCAACTGAAAAAGCAATCGAATATTCTAACGTCTTCCTTGCTAATCAAAACCCTCCTCAACCGTGAGGTTTTTTGTGTGCAAGGAGAAATACACCTTCCAGGTCATAACTTCACAGGACCTGGTACCCAACTAAAATACCGTCTTGAACGTGGCGACGAACCAATAAACAAAGTTGATGCTCTGTCTTTGCATCATGATTTGAGGTATGAGTTCTATGGCGATTCAGAATTTGAGGTTTTTCGTGCTGACGTACAATATGTAGGCGGCGCCATTGGAATTGTTTTCTCACCCAGCTCGACATTTAGAGAAAGAGGCGAAGGTTTAGTTGTTGGTTCTATTATGACGCTAAAAATTGTAGGTAACTTTGTCAATCCAATCAAAAAATTCCAGATCGCTGGACGATTTTTGAAACGAGCAAAAGGTTTCAAACCATTGGAGGCACTCATATGACGCAAGTCGACAAAACACAAGATGAGCGCATTTCTAAGCTGGAAGAGCGCATGTTAATAATGGAGCAAACCATACTTGAACTGCGAGGAATGACCAAAGTGCTGCGTTATATCGCTGTGGCTGTGGCTGTCAGCCTTGGAATGGACGTTCAAGGCGTGGTTGGCCTAATTTAGCCCTACTTTTAGCGTATGTTGGGTTTTTTTCCAGATCGAAAACAAAATATCGTTACGAGATGCGCCAAAATTAGCAATATGTACTTTGATTAAATCAAAACCTCGAGCTGGTGCGTTTGTATTATATCCGCATTTTACTAAGTAGCCACCTGGTTTTAGAATTCTAAACATTTCAATCCCCAAATCCTTGATATATTTTGGGTCTGTGTACAGATTAGGAGTTCCATATTCCTCATTGGATTGTCTATCGCTGAAAGGAGGGTCAAATAAAACAATATGTGCGGTATCTCGTTGTAAACCTTGAATAAATTCCAATGCATCCATACAATGAGTTGTGTAAGCTGGATATAACTGAGGGTTCATATCGTTTCTAATCGTCCCCCATTGGCATTGACGTGCAAATAAATCAACGATCTGGATATTTCCCATAGGATTATTGAAATCAATCCATTGATTGTATGCATATGAGTACAATTTCTCATAGGGCTCTAGCAAGTGCGTCGCATGTGATGAACGACCCATGCAATTAAAAATTTTAAAATCGACCATTGTCATTGAAATTCCTCCATTTCTTGCTTGCATTCGTTGATTAAATTGGTAATATTTTCAAGAACCTTTTTCTTATTCGCAATATAATGCGGGTCGACCCCATAATGTATGTCTTGCATCACTTTCATCTTGCGTTCTTCTAAGATCTGGAGCCGCTTTACTAATTGTGGAAGAATTGTGACCTTTTCAGCAATCATTTCTTCTTCCAATGTGTTTATTTCAAGTTCCAATTCCAGCTCTTTTGTGTTCAATGCGTTCTTTTCATCAATGATTCGATGCAAAGCCCTCTTTTTTTCTTCGATTTTATCGCCAAAACCGTAGGCTTGACGCAATAATTCACTTAATGTACTACTTAATTCGTTTTTATCCGCTAATTTTTGGGCTATTTCGGACACATCTAGGTCTAATGTTATCGACCTGGTTCGCTCTTTCTGTTTGCCGTTTCGTTTCGCCATGGTACTCTCTCTCTCTATATATATATATAATTATACTTAGTTTAGTAGTAGTAGTAGTAGTAGTAGTAGTATGGAGATATGGTCAAAGTAGTGTCATCTTGAAAGTAGGTGTAATTAATAAACCGTCTTTGACACCATCAACCTATGGCGACAAAGAAAACACGCTCATTTGAAATTTTTGAAACTATTGAAGCAACAACTGGAGCTGGTGCGGCTGCTACCATCGACCTTAACACATTTGTTAATGTTGCAGATTTGGAAGCATTTGGACTACAAGCGATTGAAGTTGGAGTAAACGCAACAGAAGCAACACCTTTGGCATCTCAATATCAAGTTCAAATTGCACTAGATGATTTAGATACTGGTTTTATCAACCACGCTGAATATGATTCACTTTATCTTAAAATTAGTGACATGGCAACTGGAGCATTTGAAGAATCGTTGTCACTTGGCGACGTTTCAGAAATTCGTTACGTACCAGGTGGCATACTTGATGTCCGTGCTAGTCGTCTCGCAAGTACCGCAAACGTTTCACTATACGTTCGAATCACGGGTGTTATTAGCAAGTTGTCCGCTGCAGATTACATGAGTCTTGCACTTACCAGATCCGCAAACGCTTGAGGTTGATGTCATGCCTTTGCCTAAGCCAAAGCGTAGGGAAGCCTATACTGAGTACGTCGCACGGTGTCACAAGCACGTTAAACGCAACAAAACTTCAGTAAAAGGCGTTCATGTTGGACGTGGAAAAAACCGAAAATTGCACATGCCATCATTAACAAAGAAGATAGGTCGT